CTTTTTTGACGGGGAAGTGCCCGATTTTCAGGTGATCATTCCCGATTTCGGCACCGTGGAGGGGCCGTTCCAGATCACCTCGATCGAATATGCGGGCACCCATGATGGCGAGGCGACCTATGAGGTTTCGCTGGCCTCAGCCGGTGCGCTGACCTTCACTGCCGCGCTCTGATCATGGCGAACCCCTATGCGGGCGAAGTGGCGCTGGTGCTGGATGGCGAGGGCCATGTGCTGAAGCTGACGCTTGGCGCTTTGGCAGAGCTGGAGGGCTGGTTGCAGGCCGACAGCCTTCCGGCGCTGGTCGAACGGTTCGAAACCGGCGGCTTCACCGCGCGCGATGTGCTGGCGCTGGTCTGCGCGGGGCTCAGGGGGGGCGGCTGGCAGGGCGAGCCCGCGGATCTGGCCAAGGCCGAGATCGGTGGCGGGCCGCTGGAAGCCGCGCGGGTGGCGGCGCAGCTGCTGGCACTGTCCTTCCGGCCGCCCCAATGAGCAGCAACACCCGCCCGTTCGACTGGCCCGGCCTGATGCGGGCCGGGATGCAGGGGCTTGGCCTGACACCGGCTGAATTCTGGGCGCTGACCCCTGCGGAACTGCTGCTGATGCTGGGTGAATCCGGCGGCGCGGCACCGATGGGACGGGCGGGGCTGGAAGCCCTGGCCGCCCGTTTCCCCGACCATAAGGACACATCCGATGGATGAGGAACTGAACGATTTCGACGCGGAACTGTCGGCGCTGGAGGCCACTTTGGGATCCACCAGCCAGATGGTGGCGACGTTTCATGCCGAGCTGCGGTCCATGCAGGACTCGATGCTCTACACAGGGCGCGAGGTGCAAAGCCTCAGCCGGTCCTTCGGCGGCGGGCTGCGGCGCGCGTTTGACGGGGTGATCTTCGATGGGATGCGCCTGTCGGATGCGCTGCGGACGGTGGCGCAAAGCATGGTGGACGCTGCTTATAACACCGCGATCCGGCCGGTGCAGAACGCGCTTGGGGGCGCATTGGCCAACGGGGTGAATTCGCTGGTGTCAGCGGTGTTGCCGTTTGAGCGGGGTGGTGCGTTTTCGGGTGGCCGCGTGACGCCCTTTGCGCGCGGTGGCGTGGTCAGTGGCGCGACGCCTTTCGCCATGCGGGGTGGCATGGGGTTGATGGGCGAGGCGGGGCCGGAGGCCATCATGCCTTTGACGCGCGGTGCGGACGGACGGCTTGGCGTGCAGGTGCAGGGCGGCGGGCGTCCTGTTCAGGTGACGATGAATATCACCACGCCCGATGTGCAGGGGTTCCAACGGTCGAAAAGCCAGATCGCGGCGCAGATGAGCCAGGCTCTCGCACGCGGTCAGCGCAACAGGTAAAGGGGGCAAGAGTATGAATTTCCATGAAATTCGCTTTCCGGCCAATCTGAGTTTCGGCTCGGTCGGCGGGCCGGAGAGGCGCACCGAAGTGGTGCAGCTGGCCAACGGGTTCGAAGAACGCAACACCCCCTGGGCGCATTCGCGCCGCCGCTATGATGCGGGTGTGGGCATGCGTTCGCTCGATGATATCGAGGTGCTGATCGCCTTTTTCGAGGCCCGGCGCGGGCAGCTGCACGGGTTCCGCTGGAAGGACTGGTCGGACTACAAAAGCTGCGCGCCCTCGAAAGAGCCGGGGTTCCGTGACTGCGTGATCGGGACCGGGGATGGCGAGACGAGAGCGTTCCAGCTGGTGAAGACCTATCGGTCTGGTGACGAGGGCTATGCCCGCCCGATCACCAAGCCGGTGGCCGATACGGTTCGCGCCGGGTTCGATGCCTCTGAACTGGTGCAGGGCGTGCATTTCGAGGTCGATACACTCACCGGGATAATCACCTTTGCGGACGTGCCCGATCTGGGGGTCGAGGTGAGCGCCGGGTTCGAATTTGACGTGCCGGTGCGGTTCGATACGGACAGCATCCAGACCTCGGTCGCCAGCTTTCAGGCGGGGGATGCCCCCGCGGTGCCGGTGGTGGAGATTCGGGTATGAGCGGGACGGAGCAGTTTGCCGCCCATTTGGCCGGTGGTGTGACCGAGGTGGCAAGGTGCTGGCGGGTGATCCGCCGGGATGGGCAGACCTTCGGGTTCACGGATCATGATTGCGCGCTGGTTTTCGACGGGACCACATTCAAGGCCGATACCGGGCTGTCGGCCTCGGCCCTGAGCCAGTCCACCGGGCTGTCGGTGGACAACACCGAAGCGATCGGGGCGCTGTCGGATGCCTCGATCACCGAGGCCGATATCGAGGCGGGGCGCTTTGACGGGGCCGAGGTGGAGGCGTGGCTGGTCAATTGGCGCGCGCCGGAGAACCGGGTGTTGCAGTTCCGGGGCAGCTTTGGCGAGCTGGAACGGCAGGCGGGCGGCTTCCAGGTGGAGCTGCGCGGGTTGTCGGAAGCGATGAACCGACGCATGGGCCGGGTCTATCAGCGTGGCTGTTCGGCGGTGTTGGGGGACGGGGAGTGTCGGTTTGATCTGGCGACGCCGGGATATGCCCATGAAGGCGCGGTGGATCGGGTCAGTGACGGGAGGTTTCTGGAGTTCGACGGGCTGAACGGCTTTGAGCCGCGTTGGTTCGAGCGGGGACGGTTGCGCGTCTTGTCGGGGGCGGCCCAAGGGCTGGTCGCGGTCATCAAGAACGACCGGTTCTCGGATGGCATCCGCAAGGTGGAACTGTGGCAGGCGTTACGGGCGGAGCTGCTGCCGGGCGACCTGCTGCGGCTGGAGGCGGGTTGCGACAAGCGGATGGAAACCTGTCGGCTGAAATTCTCCAATCTGCTGAATTTTCGGGGCTTTCCTGACATTCCGGGCGATGACTGGGTGATGGCCTATCCCGGTCGCGGATCGGCCAGCATGGACGGGGGCAGCCTGCGATGAGCGAGGTGGTTGCGGCGGCGCGGGGCTGGATCGGCACGCCTTACCTGCACCAGTGTTCTACCCGTGAGGCCGGGTGCGATTGCCTTGGCCTCTTGCGCGGTGTCTGGCGTGAGGTGATCGGGCCGGAGCCGGAAGCGATCCCCGCCTATACGCAGGACTGGTCCGAGCCGCAGGGCGAGGAACGGCTGTGGCGTGCGGCGCTGCGGCATCTGACACCGAAACCGCTGGCCGAGGAGGCCCCGGGCGATGTGCTGCTGTTCCGTATGCGGGAAGGGGCCGTTGCCAAGCATCTGGGGTTGCAGGCCCGGACGGGGCCGAAGGCCAGCTTTGTCCATGCCTATAGCGGGCATGGCGTCGTGGAAAGCGCGCTGACGCCGCCGTGGGAACGGCGGATCGTGGCGCGGTTCGCATTTCCCGAAAGGAACTGAACACAATGGCAACCATCCTTCTTTCTGCCGCTGGCGCAGCGCTTGGCGGGCTGAGCTCCGGCACTTTCCTGGGGCTGACCGGCGCCGTGATCGGGCGGGCCGTGGGGGCCACTGTGGGCCGGGTCATCGACCAGCGGTTGCTGGGGGCCGGGTCCGAGGTGATCGAGCAGGGGCGGCTGGAACGGTTCCGGCTATCGGGTGCCTCGGAAGGGGCATCGGTCGCGCGGCTTTTCGGGCAGATGCGCCTTGGTGGGCAGGTGATCTGGGCCACGCGGTTCAAGGAGCATGTGACGGTAACGGGGGGCGGTGGCAAAGGCGCACCGCCAACACCGCGGACCGCAAGCTATTCCTATAGCGTCAGCCTGGCTGTGGCGCTCTGCGAGGGCGAGATTTCGCGGGTCGGGCGAGTCTGGGCCGATGGCTCGGAACTGGCGCGGACGGATCTGACGATGCGCGTCTATCGCGGCACCGATGATCAGATGCCGGACCCGAAGATGGAGGCGGTGGAAGGCGCGGGGCAGGTGCCTGCCTATCGCGGGATTGCCTATGTGGTGATCGAGGATCTGGACCTTTCCCCCTATGGCAACCGCCTGCCGCAGCTGAGTTTCGAGGTCTTCCGCCCGGCGCGGCCCGAACATCTGGACAGCCCGCCGCAACCGTCCGAGGCGATCCGCGCGGTGGCAATGATGCCGGGCACCGGGGAATATGCGCTGGCGACGACTCCGGTCAGCCTCGCGCAGGGTTTTGGCCGCTCGGAAAGCGCCAATGTGAATACGGCGGCAAGTGTCGCGGATTTCGCGGTATCGCTGGAGGCGCTGGAGGGCGAACTGCCCAATTGCGGGGCCGTGTCGCTGATTGTCAGCTGGTTCGGAGACGACCTGCCTGCGGGGCAATGCAGCGTCAAGCCGAAGGTGGAACAGCAACAGGCGGATGGGGCCGAAATGCCCTGGACCGTGGCCGGGCTGACGCGGTCAGGCGCCGAACTGTTGGCACAGGTCGAGGGCCGTGCGGTCTATGGCGGGACGCCCACGGATCAGTCGGTGATCGAGGCCATTAAGGCGCTGAACGCGGCAGGGCAGGAGGTGATGTTCTACCCCTTCCTGCTGATGGAGATCCTTGCCGATAGCGGCAAGCCGGATCCCTGGGCCCTGACGGGTGATCAGCCGGCCTTGCCATGGCGCGGTCGGATCACGGGGGAGAAGGCTCCCGGCGTGGTGGGCTCCCCTGACGGGACCGTTGCCGCCGAGACCGAGGTTGCGGCGTTCTTTGGCATGGCCAGCGCTGCCGATTTCAGTGTCTCG